TCCAGAAGATGAGCAATCTCATAGAGATAGAATTGCTATCGAAAAAGATTTTATAAAAGAATTAAATAATGATGCTGAATTTAACTTTAATGAGATTTTTAACAATTACGTTGAGGTTAAATATGTAAAATATTATTTAGATACTAATTCGTTAGAAGGAGTTACATCAGTAATTGATAATGGTAACTTTCATGTAACGCATTTATCTAAGAACAGCCCTAACCATGATTCTGATAAATTAGGATTAAAAGTTAGTAAAGTTAAATAGTTATGGCACAAGACATAAAAAAATTAATCGCACAAGAGTATCTTAAGTGCGGAAAGGATCCGGCGTACTTTATGACAAAGTATTGCTATATCCAACACCCTACTCGAGGAAGAATTCTATTTAACCTTTACCCGTTCCAAGGTAAAGTACTGCATTTATTTAGAGATCATCAATACATTATAACATTGAAGTCTAGACAGCTAGGTATCTCTACTTTAGCTGCAGCATACTCTCTTTGGTTAATGTTATTTCATAAAGATAAAAACGTACTGGCATTAGCAACTACTCAAGCAACTGCTCGTAACCTAGTTACTAAGACTATGTTTATGTACGACCAGCTACCTAAGTGGTTAAGGATACCAGCATTAGAGAAAAACAAATTATCTCTAAGACTTAAAAACGGATCTAAAATAACAGCTAAGTCATCAAATGCAGATGCTGCAAGATCAGAAGCAGTATCATTACTGTTAATTGATGAGGCAGCCTTCATCGATAATATTGAAGAAACATTTACTGCAGCACAACAAACCCTGGCTACAGGTGGACAATGTATGGCATTATCAACTCCTAACGGTATTGGTAACTGGTTCCATCAAACATGGGAAAAAGCAGAATCAGGAGAGAACTCTTTTTTACCTATTAGACTACCTTGGTCAGTTCATCCTGAACGTGGTCAAGAGTGGAGAGATCAGCAAGATGCTGACTTAGGTCCTAGAATGGCCGGTCAGGAATGTGACTGTGACTTCTTAGCTTCTGGTGATACTGTATTCGAACCAGACGATATGAAATTCTATGAACAGACATATGAGAAGGATCCATTAGAAAGAAGAGGAGTTGACGGTAATCTATGGGTATGGGAAGGAGTAGATTATTCTAAGTCTTATATGGTTGTAGCCGACGTTGCTCGAGGTGATGCTACCGACTACTCTGCATTCCATATATTCGATATAGAAAACTGTGTTCAGGTAGCAGAGTATAAAGGAAAGCTTTCTCCAAAGGACTTTGGTAATGTACTAGTAGGTATCGCCTCGGGATATAATGATGCACTATTAGTAGTTGAAAATGCTAATATTGGATGGGCTACTATAGAACAGATTATGGAACGAGAATACCGTAACTTGTATTATAGTGCAACCAGTAACATGGAAACTGTTGAATCTTATATGCATAAGTACGAAAGGGATAAATTAGTTCCTGGGTTCACAATGTCTATGAGAACTAGGCCTCTTGTTATTGCAAAAATGATTGAATATATTAGAGAGAAATCTGTAACTATACAATCCAAAAGGTTAATGAGCGAGATGAGAGTTTTTGTTTGGAAAAACGGAAAAGCTCAGGCACAAGATAGATATAATGATGACCTCCTAATGGCCTGTGCTACAGCATTATATGTTAGAGATACTGCATTAAAACTACGTCAACAAGGTATAGACCTAGCTAGAGCTCAGTTATCTTCTTTTAGTAACTTAAATGCTAGAAATCAAGCTATAATAAAAAATGTTGGAAATCAGAGAGAAAATCCTTATCTTATAAAGACACCAGGAGGAGAAGAAGATATCTCCTGGCTATTAAAGTAGACTATTTATATTTAAACTATAATATCCTATGGCGGATACTTCATTATTTGGTAGATTGAGACGACTTTTTTCTAATGACGTTGTTATTAGAAACATAGGAGGAGACCAGCTTAAAGTTGCTGATGTTAATTCTATACAAGGAACCGGTAAGTATGAAACTAACTCACTTGTAGACAGATTTAACAGACTATACGTTTATAACAATGTTAACGTTTATAATCCTAACCTAAACTACCAGACTCTAAGAGTCCAACTATATTCTGATTACGAAGCAATGGATACAGATCCTATTATTGCTTCAGCACTTGATATCATTTCAGACGAAACTACAATTAAAAATGATCAAGGAGAAGTTTTAGCAATCAAATCTTCTGACGAAAATATTCAAAGAGTGTTATATAACCTCTTCTATGACGTATTAAACATTGAGTTTAATTTATGGTCATGGACACGTAATATGCTAAAATACGGAGACTTTTTCCTAAAGCTAGAAATAGCAGAGAAGTTCGGAGTATATAACGTGTTACCATATACTGTCTATCATATGATTAGACATGAAGGAACAGATCCTGAAAATCCATCTAAAGTAACATTCCAATTAGAACCAGATGGTATTACAGCAGCATCAGATCCTAACTACAGAAAAAAACCTAATCAAAGGTCTATTACTTTTGATAATTATGAGATAGCTCATTTTAGATTGCTATCTGATACTTCATACCTACCTTACGGACGTTCATATTTAGAACCTGCTAGAAAGATTTACAAGCAGGTTAACTTAATGGAGGATGCAATGTTGATTCATAGAATCATGAGAGCACCTGAGAAGAGAATGTTCTACATTAACGTAGGTTCTATTCCACCAAATGAGGTTGAGCAGTTCATGCAAAGAACTATCAATCAAATGAAAAAGACTCCTTATGTAGATCAAAATACAGGAGAATATAACCTTAAGTTCAATATGCAGAATATGATGGAAGATTTCTATCTACCTGTAAGAGGTGGTGATACATCTACTCGTATTGAAACTACTAAAGGTTTAGAATATGACGGTACAACAGACGTACAGTATCTACAAGCTAAGTTATTTGCAGCATTAAAAATTCCTAAAGCATACTTTGGGTATGAAGGAGATTTACAAGGTAAAGCTACCCTGGCCGCAGAAGATATTAGATTCGCTAGAACTGTAGAAAGAATCCAAAAAATTATGGAATCAGAGCTAACTAAGATTGCTCTGGTACATTTATACACGCAAGGTTTTACAGGAGAGTCTTTAACTAACTTTGAAATTAAACTTTCCACTGCTTCTATTATTTTCGATCAGGAAAAAGTAGCACTATTGAAAGAAAAGGTAGATTTAGCTGCTCAAATGAGAGATACTAAAATGTTCTCATCTGATTACATTTATGAGAATATATTTGATATGTCTGAAGATAAGTACATGGAAGAAAGAGAGTTAGTCAGAGAAGATACTAAACGAATATTTAGATTAGCACAAATTGAGGGTGAAGGAAACGATCCTGCTAAATCAGGAGTTACTTACGGTACTCCTCACGATCTAGCTTCTATGTACGGTAGACGTTCCGTTGCTACTCCAAAAGGAGGAGAGCCAGGAGCAGTACCAGACGGATATTCAGAGATGGAACCTGAGAAAGAACAAGAATGGGGTCAACCTGGTCCTGAAGGTGGTAGACCGAGAGAAAAAGCTTCTGTCTATGGAACTAATGATAATCCAATGGGAGGACGTGATCCACTAGGGGTTCATGGTATGCATGGAGGTTTTCCTTCTGATAATGAGAACGTAATGGAAAATTCTTCTACTAAAGCTGTTTACTTTAAAAACAAAGAAGCTTTAAAGAATATAGTATTTTCTAAGGACGATGCTGAAGAACCTCAGCTCCTAAATGAAGACAACATCAAGGATTTAGGTAACTAGTGCATATTTATAATAGTAAACGTGTATAATGAAGATAAAACATTCAAAGTATAAAAATACAGGACTTATCTTTGAATTGCTTATTAAGCAAATAGCTGCTGATACCTTAAATAATAAGGATTCTGCTGCTGTTAAGATTATTAAGAAGCATTTCACCGGTAAGAGTGCTCTCGTGAGAGAGTTTAAACTGTATGAGTTTATACTAAAAAATAAAGGAATAGGACAGCAAAAAGCTGAAACTATCCTATCAACAATTACTGAAATTTCAAGAAAGATTGATCAGAAGTCTCTTAAGACACAAAAGTATGATCTTATTTCTTCTATTAAAGAAAATTATAATCTTGAGGAATTCTTTGCAATTCAAACACCAGATTATAAAGCTTTAGCCTCATTATACTGTTTACTAGAAGCTCAAAATAATGATGATATTGTAGACCCTAAGTTTTTAATTAATTTTAAGTCTACTTTATTAGAGCATCTAACAACTAAGAAACAAAACGCAGAGGACGTAAAAGATACGTTAATCGAAGAGTATTCTAAGTATGATAAAGATCTTAAATTATTAACATTTAAAATCCTATTAGAAAAATTCAACGATACGTATAAAGATTTACTTCCAGAGCAAAAAAATATTTTAAAAGAATTTATTACTTCAGTTAACTCTACAACACGTTTACGCAATTTAGTTAACGAGGAACTTACCAAAATAAGTGGAATCGTTAAAAAGTTATCTAGTAAGGTTAAGGATGAAGTAGTGAAAATCAAATTAGATGAGGTAGCTAAAGCAATTATTCCTATATCAAGTAAGGATAAAGTTTCAGATACTCATTTAGTTAACCTTATGCAGTATTACGATCTAGTAAACGAGCTTAAATCTCTTTAAAATGAGGAGAGCTGATCTTGTCCAACTGGTTAGAGAAGTACTGCATGAATTAGATGAAGCAAATACATCTGCAGCCACTCCTGGGTATCATACACCTTTTGCGTTTGGTAAAGATAAAAGAGCAAAAAAGGCACTTAAAAAACAAGGATACAAAGAACTATAATGAGACAAGTAACCGCAAATGAAAAATATAGAGCTGTTAAAAATGGTATTTTAGCAGAATCAGAATTCGTTAGACAAATGAAGCTAGCGTTTCCTCAATTTCTGACATCTCTAAATGGATATAAGGATACAGTACAGATTCTTAAAAACTATAATATCATATCTGAGGATATCAAAAACGATGATTATGCAAACATTTCTGATGATTCAATCAGAAGAGGTCTTGATGTAGAAATCGCTGCATTAGGACATGATCCTGTTACTTGTGACGATGCCGAAGTTCAAGAAAAAGCAAAAGCTAAAGCTATTGCAAATATTAAAAAAGATCCTTTACACTACTATAATCTTTTAGCTAAAGAATCATCTAAAGTTGATAAACACGACAAGTATACTGAAACTAAAAGAGGAAAGCTTGAAAAAGATACTTTTAACGATATGAAAAAAGCAACGTTAAAAGAGATTAAACAGAACCTTGTAGAAGGAACTAGAGCATTAGTAGGGTACTTATCAGGAGATA